TCTTTATTTAATTTATCAAAGAATTCAAAAAATTTCATTTATATAAATTCTAAATATTTTTATTTTAATAATCCTTCGGATTATTAAAAGGGCGATTTAGATTATTTTAGATTATTTCCCACGATAATCTGATCAGGATAGGAATAATAACGTTATTATTCCTATGTATAATCTGAAAATGGTTAGATTATTCCTAGAATAATCAAATTCGCCCTTTTATTAATCCGAAGGATTAATAAAATTAAAATATTTAGTTAATATATATAAATGGAAAATCAAAAAACAGAAGTTACAGAAAGGGAAATGATTGAAGTGACTAAAATTAGTATTCAAATTCATTTTAATGATAAATCAGTAAAGGAATGTGTAGTTGATCACGAATTACTATGTAAGGTATCAGACCTAATATATGAATTTGAATCAAGACGTGATTTAGAATTTAAAAAGAAGTATGAAGAAGAAATGAAGAACTTAAAGAAATAGTATTTAAATAAAAATTAATATATAAATTATATTATGGAAATAATCAAACAATTACAAAAAGAATTAAAAATAAAAATAAAAGAAGTTGAACAAACTAAAAATAATAAAGATTTTGAAATATTAGAATTTGAAATAATTAATTTATTCAAAAGACTATTAAAAGAAAATAAAGATAGATATAAATTAAATATGATTTATAATAATATACATGGATAACCATACTAACCCTAAATTATGGGATACACTAAAAGGTACAATTATGAAAGGTGATAAAGGTGGCAAGCCCAATCAATGGTCTGCTAGAAAAGCCCAGTTATTAGTTAAGATGTATAAAGATGCTGGTGGCGAATTTATTGGAAAGAAAAAGAAAGATAACAGCTTGGCAAGATGGACAAAACAGAATTGGATGACAAAATCAGGTATGCCTTCTTTATTGACAGGTGAAAGATATTTACCAGAAAAAGCAATTGAAGCCCTATCAGATGAACAATACGATGAAACATCTAGAAAGAAAAGGGAAGACCTAAAACTTGGATACCAATTTTCTGGACAGCCTGACAGCGTGAAAAGTCTAATTAGAAGTTACATAAATAACTAATTATCGTTTGACGCAAACTAACTTTTTCTTTCGGTTCTTATAGAAACTAAAAAAAAAGTTAGTTTGCGTCAAACCTTCAATACCTAAAAGTTTATATTATCTATTAGACAATATAAAGATTTAGGGGTATAGGTGTATTAAAAGAATAAAAATCTTTAGTTTCTTTAAATTCAAAATTTTAATATAAGAAAATAATTTTATAAATAATATATATAGTTAATATTATGGAATCAGTAAATAGAAATTTTTGGTATATCGGTGCTGGTCATCAAGAAAAATTATTTAAAGACGTAAAAGATGGTGAATTAGTAGTAAAAAAAATAAATAATAGCCGTCATCACTGTTGGCAGATTACTAATCCATCTAATTTTATTGAATCAACTAAATCACACACTAAAGAAATGCTTTTTGAAATTATCCATCATTTTCCAGTTAAAATTTATTTTGATATTGACGGTAAGAACCCTAAAGAATGTAATCTTAATATTATTAAACCTATTATTAATAAATACTTCAATAATCCTAAAATGGCTATTAGTGGTTATGAAACTGAAAAAAAGAATTCTTATCACATCGTATTACCTGAATTATTAATAAAAGATGAAAATGACTTAACATCTATGAAAAAATTAGTTTTAAAAATGAAAGAAGAAAATGATTCTTTTGATACATGTGTTTATCATGTAAATCGTGCTATGAAATGTGTAAATCAATGTAAGCCTGACGCTGAAAGACAATTAATTTTAGAAGATGATATATATGAAAATCATTTTATTACTTGTAATATTAATAAGACATCTAAACCTTTTGAATTTGAAATTGATTATGATGATAACAACGTCAAGATTATTGACTTACCTAAAGTAACCCCTAAAATGAAAAATACTTTTGATGAAACCATAAAGACAATCACACCTGAACAATACAAAAATGCTTTATATAATCTTAACTTAATACCTAACAATGATCAATTATTTAATACATGGCAATACGCACACTACGCAAAACAAAACGGAATTTCTTTCAATGATTTCTGGCTATGGGCAAAACAAAAGAAGGACACACCCGAACGTTTCAACAAGTATAATAAATTATGGGCATCTATCAATACTAATTCTGAAAAAGCTTACAGCTTAACATGGTGTCAAAATAAAATTTCTACCTTATTCCCTAACTTTAAAAATTATGATGACTTAATGACTAGAACTTTTGTAAAATCTTTTGAAATCCCTAGCGTAAAAATACCCGTCCTTGTTCGTCCAACATATCAAACAGCTGATATCAAGTCGCAACACTTTGAAACAAAAGAAAAAGTTTCTATTTTCAATATTGGTATGGGTGGCGGTAAAACTACAGCCACCGTAGAATGGTTAAAGAAAACTAAAAAAACATTTGCTTGGTTATCAGTCCGTCAAACACTAGCCAAGAACACAGATCAAAGATTTGTAGATGAAAAAATGGATGTATTCAATTATTTAGCTGATGGCAACACCAAGACAAAAGAAGCAAAAATTAATACTGCTAGATCCTTATTAATATCTACTGAATCTTTACATTACTTAAAAGACACATCTAAATTTGATGTATTAGTAATTGATGAAATTGAAAGTTTATTAATGGTATGGCCTGGCAAGACACACGATAATTTTAGAACTGAAAATTTTGACAACTTTAAGGCCTTATTTCAAAACTGTAAGAAAGTTATTTTATTAGATGCTTTCACCACCATGAAAACTATTAACTTTGTAAAATCTTTAGGTATCAATGATATTATTACTTATACATGCGATTACAAAATGACTGAAAGAAAAATTATTGAAAACTATCATGAAGAAGACATCAAAAATAAATTAATCAACGATATCAATGCTAATAAAAAGGTATATGTCTTTTATCCTTTCTTAAATAAAAATAAATCACACATTGGTATTGAAGACCTTAAAGCTGAACTAAAATCAAAATGTAACTTAAACGATGACGAAATTAGATGCTATCATTCTATGGCTGATGACAAAACTAAAAAAGATTTATCAAACGTAAAAGTAGCATGGAAAAATGCCAAAGTCATCTTAACTACATCTACAATTACTGTAGGTGTAAATTACGATGGTCTTGATTTCTATAAAGTATATCTATTCACATCTGGAACTTGTAATCTTGCCCGTGATGTAGCACAAACATCATTAAGAATCAGATGCCCATCTAATCCTGATATTGAAATGTATTTTTTTGATAAGCAAAATATTGACCTTTTTGAAATGGACAAAAAATTTGAAAAAAAAGATGACCCAATTTACAACAGCTTAATAGGTGACATTAAAATTGAAAAGTTTTCTGATTTTATACCATCTTTTAAAATGTATGCCCAACTATCAGGATTCAAAGCCGATCATATAAAAGAAACAAAAGCAATTCAAAAAAAAGCTACTTATGATATTACTGACCATAAAACAGGTGAAACTGTAAAATGTATCATAGCATACGATGATGTAGAAACCATTACTGAAGCACAATGTAAGAAATTAGAAATTGAAAAGATCTTTGTATATGATGCTAGCATGGAAGAAAAATTCCAAGTAAAGAAGCACTATTTTGATATCAAGTTTTCTTATATTTCTAAAAAAGATCGTGCCTTCATCTGGAATAACAGACTAGAAGATAATTACAAAAATTTATATCATCCTATCGTCAGAATGATTGAAGAAGATAATGAACTTCGTATCACTGAATTAAAAACTGGTTTTACTATATCCGACAAAACAAAAGATTATATGACATCTAAATTCGCTGAAAAGAAAGATTTAAAAAATACTTCTACGATGGCAATTAAAATCTTAAGCAGTCTTATCGGTGGAATTAGTAGTTCAAAGAATGTTTTAAAAATAGACGATGACTTAATTAGACTTTATGAAATTAGCGTAAATAACACTAAAAATTCTGATCTTTTTATTGAAGATTAATTTAATTATTTAATTTCTTATATTCAAAATTTAATATAAGAAAATAAAAATATATAGTTTATATATAGAATGAATTTTAATGAAGGCTACCCTGAAGAATGTTCAAGCGTTCCAGATATCAACACTGAAGATGGTTGGTATGATATAGATGACCCTAGAATTTTTGATAAAGAAGCAGAAACACCTGATTTTGGTCTAAATATGTTTAATGGTGGAACTGGCGAACATGCTGATAGTGATGACGAATTATATTGTAAATTATTTAAAAACTTTTTAAAATTACCAGATAATAAACGTCAAACACGTGAAACACAAGAAAAATTATTTAATTTATTAGGTATTTTTTTTAATGACTATAACCCCACCGAAAAAAAGACAATAAAGAAAAGGGGAAGACCTACAAAGGAAAAAGTTCCACCACCACCCCCAGAACCTAAAATTTTAAAAACGGCCGATAAGAAAGCTTATAATAAGGAATATAATGAAAAATACTATCAGAAACGCAAAGAAAAAAACGAAACTATAATATGTAACATCTGTAATGGTAGATATAATAAATTTAGCAAGACAAAACATGATTTGACAAATAATCATATATTTATATTTAATAAATTAAATAATATAATCTAATGTATAGAAATGACAGCTTTAGAAGATGTTCCAATAGGTGAATATTTTGAATATGAAACTATGTTTTTACACGAAAAAGCATCTAGCATATTAAAAAAAGATGAAATTAATATTTTTAAAGATTGGAAAAATTTTTATACAACTGAAGGAACTAGACCTGAATATGATATATTAGTAGAATATACAGATAATACAACCGATAGAATAGAAGTAAAAGCACAAACAAATGATAAAAATAATATATATATTGAATATAAACAAATATATAAAGGTGACGATATTAATGATGTGTATCCAAGTGGATTTAAATTATCTTCATCTGATTATTATTATATTTATACTTATAGCAATAAAAACGTATTATTTACATATATTAATAATAGATACTTTGGAATAAAACAATTAGATAAATATTTAGGTAAAAAAGGTATGAATTTTTTTAGATATGATCTTTATATTATACCTACAACTGATATTGATGGATGGTTTAATGATATAAAAAATAAAGTAAATAATCCAAATTATGTTTTAGATGAACCACAAAAAGGAACAGCTAATTTATTAAAAAATAATACTTATGATGTCAATTATGGTTTTACTTTAAAAGTAAATAAGATTTTTTTAAGAAAATATAAAAAATTTAGTAATATTTTAACACCTATTTATGAATTAGATAAATATTTATGTAAAGAAACCACTATATTAGATAATGATATAGTAAAATATGTAAATAATAAACCAGAATTAGATATTAATAAAGATGTAGTTTATGAACCAACAAATATTAAAGTTTTAGAATTTAGTAAAGATTGTAATAGAAGAAAAACCACAAAAGACTGGACAGGATTATTTGGATCAGGCAAACATGATTCATCATCTGAATCTGATAGTTCTTCAAGTTCTGAAGACGATGGAACATGTAGAAAAGTATTTAATAGAATAAAAAGAAATATTGATAAAAAATATAAAAAAAAGAAAGAAAAGTATTTATAAAAATAATTTAGATTATATATATATATAATCTAAATGGAAAAATCAAGCACTGACGTAAGCACTGACAACGAAGTAATTACAACTAGTATGGAAATTGAAACCTTAAATGGTAATTTAGAAGTTCATACACCTGATTGCCTAGCTGAAAGTTTAAAAAAAGTTGTAATAGATGAATCAAAAAATACAGTTCAAGAAGCACCACAACTAAAACCTGATACACCTAAAATAGCTATCAAACAATTTGAATATAAATATTTATTAACTGACAGCTTAACAGATAGCACAATTGGATTATATCCATCAAATAAAGTTGCTACTGGTGTATTAATTGAATTAGTAAAAAAAGACATCTTATTATATATTGATATGTTTCAAAAGAAGATCTTAATAGGTGAAAGTATTGAAGAAAATCGTAATAGTTTATCTTTAATAAAAAATTTAATATATCAATATAGAACAATTGAACAAACAATGAATACATCTATTATGCTAGAAAATAAAATGATAAATAGATATCGTATCATGTCCTTAAAGGTTGATGAACGTGAAGTAGATGAAGGTGATTTTTATAATTTTTAGATTTTTATATATTATAGTATATATAAAAATGGAAATTATTAGAAAAAAGAATATTATTAAAATGATAGATGGAATTAGCGTCAAGAAAATTTTAATTCAGATATTCAAGATTATTTTAGAAGAAAAAATAAAATATACAAGAAATCAAAACGGTATATTTTTTGATCTAAATCAGATAGAAGATGAAAAATTAATTAAGTTAGAAAATTTTTTATTAACTGTATATATATGAATTACATCCCTTCTAATTTAGAAGATATAAAAGAATCACCTATTTCTGATGCCCTAATAAAACAATACCTACCTAATGCTAATATATTAATGTATAATCAATTGCCAAGATATAAAAACATTGAAGAACTACTACCACACGATAAAAGCTATTTTGTTTTAATGTATCAAGATAGCCCAAATACTGGACACTGGACAGTCGTATTAAGACAAAAAAATACTGTTGAATATTTTGATTCTTATGGTTCATACCCTGATAAGGATTTAAATTGGGTTTCTAAAGAAAAAAGACATAGTTTAGGTATTGACGGAAAATATTTATCAAATTTATTTAATAAAACAAAATTAAAAGTTGTTTATAATACTGAACCTTATCAAGCTAGCGGAAAAGAAATTGCTACATGTGGAAGACACGTAGTTTTTAGAATTATGAATATAAATAAGGGACTTTTAAATTATCATAAATTTATTAAGAACCAGATGAAAAAACAAAATTGTAACTATGATTGCGTGGTAAGTAAAGTAATTCCAGAAGTTGAATAGTATTGAAGGTCTAACGCAAACTAACTTTTTTATTCGGTTCTTATAGAAACTAAAAAAAAAGTTAGTTTGCGTCAAACCACGGGGATCTTATCATATATTTTTTCTACTAATTTAGCTGGTATTAAAGACCTATTCTTTTTCTGTGACGAAAAATAGATGTTCTGTCCCCATTTATTTTTAGGAAATTCAACCTTTGGATCTTTTTCATCATTCCATAGACGTATATTAGACCATATATTTGTAGGTTTAGACATAGGATAGTCGTAATTGCTGTAATACACTAAATGACAATGTGGTAATGCTTTCATAGGTGGAAAATGACGCATTAATCCCCTAGGGTTTTCAATAAACCAATATGTAGGTCTGAAATAATTAATTATTTCTAAAGTTTTATGAACTAGTCTTTCACCTATTACTGCTGTTTCAGTTAATGGTTCTAATGTTGGAAGCTTTCTATGCTGTCCATGACCAGCTACAGACCACGATCTACAATCTGGACTAGCCCAAATGATATCAAAGTGACCTTCAGGATATACTTTATAGTCCCATTCTAAAATATCTATACAAATATCAGGGTTTAAACTTTGCACAAAGTCCAAGGACACCACTTCACACGCTGGATTCTTTTGTTTAAAAACTTTTGATATGGATTTATTACCACTAAATAATTCTAATAATTTCATATATATTATATAATTAAAAATATAATTTAATTATATAAAAACTACAATGTCTTTTATTGTCGGATGTAAAAAAACGTTCCAAAACTTTATTAAAAAAATGCCAAAAAAAGATAGGTGTATTTATCACCATGTTACACAAAAGGAATTTGATGATTTTATAGCTAAAATTCCAGTTGCCGTTACTTTGACAATGAAAGATAAAAATGATATAAAAATTGAAAAAGAAAATGATAAAATTAATAAAGAAAGGTGTGATTAGATGACATCGTATTTAGGCTTACCTGATTTTTTAGCTTTTTTCTTTCCACCACCGCAAGCAGGGTCTTTGATACCTTGTCTAGCACGTGTTCTACAATAATGGGCATTTGCTTGTGGTGATGAAGTAGGTGGTGGCATCGTATTAGGGTTTCCAGGCTTTCCTTGAATTGCCCCTTTGATAGCTTTTTTAATTTGATCCTTTGCTACGTGTTTAATTACTTGTTTAGCAACTGCCCCGACTATTAAAGGTATAACACCACCTTTTTTAGGTTTTCCGTTTCCTTCTGTTGGTATATGAACCCTAGAACGTGGATTTTTTAACATTGGTCCAGTTTTAGATGATGGTGGCACATAATAAGGAAAATTTGGCCATTGTTCAGCTATTTCACGTGTCTTTTCCATTGAAAAACCAGCTTGTCCGCCGTGTGCTTTTCCGTGTGCTTTACCTTTTCCTAATAAATAGGTTAAACCTTTTAAAGCTAATAATATTTTACCAGCATCAACAACTGTTCCGTGTGCTTTACCGTGTGCTTTTCCACGTCCTGATAACCATCCTTCACCTTGCCAATCGTATCCTAATCTATCGGCTTCTTTTCTAATCCTTTTCAATACCCCTAAATTTACTTTTTTTTCTTCTTCAGATCCTAATCTATCAGCTTCTACAAAATTTCTAAAAGCTTGTAGAAATAATTTTTTTAATTCATTTTTTACAACATCAGGCGGGGCTTGTTGTTCAGTTCTTTGTTCTGGTGATTCTTTAGGTGGTCTTCCACGTCTAGCTGGTCCAGCTGGTCTAGGTTCTTCGTTTGGTTGTGGTTGTTGTTCAACTATACCACTTTCTGGTTGTCTTTCTTTTCTTCTTTTTAAATCTGCTACCCCCTTTTTAAATTTTACAGGTGGTTGTCTAGGTTGTTTTTTCTTTTCTGCTATTATTTGCTTTAATTCGTATATTCTTAAAAATATATTATTAAGTTCATCAGGTTCATGTGGTCTATTAATACCTAATTTTGCTGTATTATATGCTGTAATAGCTTGTTTAGTTTCATTTTCTAATTTATCTAAATCTTTTAGTGCTTTTGCTAATACTGCTTTATTACCTTCAAAAGATCCAATATCATCTTCAATTTGTTTTATCCTATCTAAATATGCTAGTTTTTCTTGTTCTAAACTTGACAAACTAGCATCAGGATCTAATACACGATTCATTAATATTTGTCTTTCATTTGAAGGTCTATCTTCAATCTTTCTAAATGGTTTATAGTCAATATATCCACTAGAAACTTGATTTATTAATAATTCTAAATTTAAAATTACATTATACATATTTTCTAAATATTTTGGATCTTTTGGGTCATCTTTACCCCTACCATGTGCTTTTCCGTGTGCTTTGCCGTGTGCTTTTCCGTGTGCTTTTCCGTGTGCTTTTCCGAATCCTTGAATACCTTCAGGAACTTGTCCAACACGTTGGGATGGTGTAACATTTACGGCTTCATCTAATAAAGCACTATCTTTTCTACTTAATTCATCTAATACCTTTCTTTGATCTACTGGTTTATCATCAGCTGTTTCAGGTAATCTTGAAGCATTTATACTAATTTGTGATGGTGCTGCGAAAGATTGGGTTAAATCTGCCTGTCTAATTTGTTCTTTTCGTGCCTTACCTAAAAGCATATTCATTAGATCCTGTAATTGTTCCCCTGATGATTTTAAGCCGTCAGTATATGGTTTTGTATCAACTTGATCACGATTAGGTTGATTAGTTTCAGGGATTTTATTAAAAACTGCTAAATCATTTATTAAGGCATTATATGCTGTAATTACTTTATCAAATTCAATATCTTCACCTTTTTCAACCCTTAATTTAGCTTCATCAATTGAAAGAAAATAATTTCTTAATGATGTAGATAATTTATAATCAGCTTCTTTATTGCCTATTGATTTTCTTAATTGATTTCTTTCGTCGTTATATGTTGATACAAAATCAAATAATTTTTTCATTACTTGGGTTCTGGCATCATTAAATTCATTACCAACTAATTCACGTTCAGCTTTACGTGCTAAACTTTCAGGTGTTTCTTTATTAAACTTATTCAAAGCACTATTAGATTCCATATTATATAATTAATAAAGATATTAATTATATACTATTTTAATTGGCCATAAATTAAAGATATATTTTTATTTATTTTTTTCTTTCTAATTGTTTTTGGTAATAATTTTTTTTTATTTATATTTCTAAACCTAATACTTGTTTTTGTTGTTCTATATGTCATGTCATTACGTTTAGTTACTTCATACGCTAATTTACGGGCATCATCTAGTAATGGTGTATTTTTAATAATAACCGCATG